AAAATCCATTTGATTTCATGGAACTCATTTCTCTAGAAGGAAAGACAAACTTCTTCGAGAAAAGAGTCGGTGACTACGGAAAAATGGACGTAGCTGAAGATGATATTAATTTTAATGAAGATTTCTAACTGAGACATTGATTTCTCACCTTTTTCGTTGGGTCGACGCACGCGGTAAGGTGCTGCTGGTCATTTCCATTTCCAATAAAATCGGCTGGAATTTCTGAGTCGTAACCACCACACGTCGCGGTCCAGCCGTTGTTAGGATGCAAATTCGTTCGGTACCCAAAGGCTTCGTATTCCTGTTCTTTAGCACGTTCGCGACATTCTTCGAATGTCATTTTCGTTTGACCATCAATGTTAACCCATCCAGTCGTGTAACCCCAAACAACATCACCATTTTGCATGTCTCGGCATCCATCTGCCATTTTCATACCGGGTTCCGTACATCCAGACACGTGATTGACCTGCGTGCCTGGTTGCATACCAGGCACGAACAAAGTTGGGTCCATGTATGACCAACACGACTTATCACTCTTTCTCCACCCCCAATTGGTGAGGTTGTTATTTTTGGCGTACTCGTAGCACACTTCAGCGTTATCGGCACCTCCCGCGCGAACCATGCGCCAAACACCCCTCGGAAATGGGATGTGTTGTGAGACTCCAGTTGATTTGGGGTGTCCTTTAGCCTTGTCAATCGCACTGAATCCTGACGTCTCTTCCACCGTCTCTTTCGCTGACTGCGATGCATCAGGCGCGGGCTGTTGCGGTGGTGCGGGCGTCATGGCGTCCTTTTCGCCGATACACTTACCCCCATACGTGTCCCATTTGCACGGCGACTTGCAATTGTCCTGAGTATCGTATTCCGAACATGCCTTCTTTTCACCGACGAGGAAATAAATTCCAACACCGGCACCGACAAGTAAAAGTAAAATAATCACAATGATAAAGGCGCTCATTATTGATACTCTATATTTACATTTTTTTTTCACCTGGGTAGTAATGTTTACGCCCTTCCTTGTCGTAGTAGTACTTTTCGCGCTTGATGTTCATCATGGCCCACGTGACCAAGAGGAACACGAGCGTGTGCACCAAAAGGCCGAGGGTCGTCGGGCAGCCGTTCGGACTGGCGAGCGCCTGGCCCAAGAGACCGCGCGTCAAGATGTACGTCTGCGGGTTGGAGATGATGAAGAAGGTCAGTGCAGAGATGATGGAAATCGTAAACTTTTGTTCTTGCTTTTTGCCGTCGCATCCGCAGCCGCAATCCTTGAAGAGTCCCATTGTTATACCATGGGCTGAGAAAAATTTACGTCGCGGGTTTGGCTGCCATGTCAGCACCCTTCGTGAAGCCTGTGCAGTCTATGTCGGTATGATCAGGTGTTTCCGCATCCCAAGATGCGGCTATCGTTGCATCTGGGTAAAATCGTATTGTTTTCTCCGCTGTGTACCTATACACCGACGTGTTATCCGCGTCCTCGCTCGCTCGTGGATTCGTCGCGGCTGTACATTTCAGTGCGTCGCCTATAGTCACAAAATCCATCGGTGATGACGTGCCTGACCACGTGTTCGCTGGAAACGTCAGCGTGTAGGCGTTGTGAGCCGTAGTGCCAGCAGCAACATTTATAGTGGGTGATGTTTTCACATTCTCACCGGTATTGTCCAGTATTTCGAGTTTGACACCATTTATGCGGTCTTGACAACAATCTTTTCTATTCGTCACAACAATTTTTTTGATTTTCTTTGTAGCACCCAAATCAATTTTAATGGAATCGTATTCAGTCTCCGTTACACCCTTCGTGTGTGCAAAATTCTTCTTGTTCCCGTCCACTAAATTAGCATACCCATGGTCATCGTGCACGGAACTCCCGGTGACCGTTTTACCCGCAGAAATCAAGGTGTCATTTTCGTCATATACTTCAACTTCTGCGATATTTATGATTTTATTTGCATTATCTGTATCGTCCGCATCGTACGCGACGGTCTGTTTTAATTGTACGTATTTACCCTGTGGATACGCGATAGGCTCTGGTGTCAAAGTATCCTTCGCTCCGATGCACATCGCTGGGTTCGCGTATTGGTCCCACTGACACGTGTCTTTGTCATCGCACGTCTCCTGAGTATCTATTTTGTAGCAGTTCGACTGGAAAAATGCGGTACAATTATTCGAACTGAAATTGTCCGGGTCAAATGTGCCGTCGGTGCACGCATAGAAGCTTCCTGTGCACGACAGGCTGGCGCATATCGATGAGAGACCGCCGATGAGAATAAGTCCAGTGCTCATCCTTTATCTAAAATTATACACATATTTTTTTTTCATGGTTTAAAGTTTTCACTCGGTACTTAGGTATAACCAACAATCACCATGTCGCTCGCAATCACCCAAGCTTCTGAATTTAAGGCCTCCGATGTCGACTTCTCTAAGATGAAGAAGAACAAGAACGGCGGAAAGACGGTATACCTCAACAAGGGCGGCAATAACAAAATCTTCATACAATTTCCGAAACTTCGATGCCCGTACGGCCTTTCTGCGTTTACCGACGAGGGCACGGGGAAGACGTCGTACAGCCTGGACCTGGCGTTCGACTCGGACGTCCCGGAGGCGGTCGAACTTCGCAAAGTCTTCGAAGAGCTCGATGAACGCATCGTGAACAAGGTTGCGCAAAACAGCGTCGAATGGCTCGGAAAGGAGTTCAACGTCGAAGTCCTCAAGCAAGCCCTGTACAAGCCCCTCGTGCGCGTGGGCAAGCCTGAGTACCCCGCGACAATCAAGTTAAAGGTGCTGACGAAGCCCGATGGCTCTTTCGTACCGGAGAGCTACAACATGAACCGGGAGAGCATCAGCCTTGATAGCATCGAAAAGGGTGCGAAAGTGCACACCATCGTGGATTTGAATCAAATCTGGTTCATCGACAATAAATTTGGTGTGACCATTCGCCTTTCACAAGTTCTCATGGAACAAACGGCCAAGTTGCCGGCGTTTGCGTTCCAGGGCATCGAACTTCCTGAACCTTCGAACGATGTCATCGATGAAGACGAGGACGAAATCGTAGACGACGAATAAATAATTTTCTCATGTAATTACAATAAAATGATTGCATTCATTGCACTCCTCCTCGTCAATCTGTACATTCTCTTCACCATGACCTCCAAGGCCGTCTCTGGTGGCACGTACGTCGTTTACGGGACCATGGGTTGTGGATGGACTCGTAAGCAACTTGATGTCATGAAGGCGAAGGGCATTGCCCATGAATTCGTGGATTGCTCAAAGGCAGATGCGTGTCCTGCGGGCGTGAAGGCCTATCCGACCATCAAACACCCCGATGGAACGATGACCACTGGATTTAACAACCTCTGAGAATCATCAGAGACACTGATAACAAGAAGGCGTCGAGCATGGAGTCGATGGGCTTCAACACGCTGATGTGCTTGACGAGCGACCGATTCCAAAGGATGCGAAGGAGGAACGTGCTGATAAGGATGACCAGCGTGTAGAGGAGGACTTCGGTGAGCATGTCCGACTTCGTTTCGGTTTTGGAGATTTCTCTGAGCATTTTATTATTTTATACGTACATAATAAAATGGTCCTGCCACTCAGTGGTTCTGAAAAAAAATTCACCACGCGCCTGTGGAATAAATACAAGCAGTCAAACAACTGCTACGCCTACGCCGTGAACGATCCCGAAACCTATCGATGGCAAAAGAGCATCCCTGGTGACCGAAGCGGCATGTCGAACGCGTACCACAGCTACACCCACTGCAAGGGTTTGCCCCGGCGCGTGATTTCGGACAATCCACGAAAGGTCTACAAGGTGAACCCGGTGTTGCGTTGTAAGAAGGGGTTCTTCAAAATCATGATGTTCACGTCACCCCAAGGTGATTTCCACTTTTACAAGCAACACGGCGTGTGTGAGTACAAGGTGCAGCCTGGGAACACCATCAAGAGCGTCGCTGCGTTTTTCAAGGTGCCACAGGCGCGCATCGCGCTCGCGGCGAAGAAGGTTGGTGGGTTCAAGGAAGGCAAGCGCATCGTCTTCAAAGTGAATTTGTGGTCACACAAGAGAGGGTGGAGCGATGGCGGCGTTCTCCTGACGGATGCAAAGGGGAAGATGATTAAGGACCCACGCAAGGCTGCTCGTAACTACCCTGGTCTCAACTACTCGAACTTCTGTTCAGCCATGTGCGTCAAAGATCGTGGCATCAAAGTCGGCAAGACTCACCCCAAAGTCGCTCAAAAGTGAGTCGAGGTCTCGTTCGTTATCGGCTTCGAAGGACACGTCGAAGATGTCCAAGACGTTGAACGTCTGCGCCTCATCCATGTGTATGAGATTGGATGTCAATGCGGTGAAATTGTTAGTCACTTGTAAAGTCACGCTGAACTGCGCGACATCGAACACTTTGCGACACACCGGACACGTGTGCTTACCCTGTGACTTCCATCGCTCTATGCACGACGTGTGAAATATATGTCCACAACGGATGGCGTTGTTCCTCGTGGGTTTGACCTCGTTGAGACATATAGAACAGGTCATCCTACATGTACGTACCTAAACTTTTTTTAATAAATATCCGCGACATTCAAGAGAGGT